TCCTATCCGCACTACTATATCCATCTGGTGAGGTGGCATTGTTAGCCGTAATAGTTGAACCAGCTTTAGTCCAACTGGAATCGTCAAAAGATTCCGAGAACGTAAACAAATTAGTCCGCTGCGGTTCAAGCAACAAACGAGGGCAACTGCTATTTGTATAGTCAAGACGGGGTACGTTGCTCACTGGCCCAACTGATACGGCTGCGGTGGTGGTGGGTATGTAGTTTGTTGCGATGTCGCCTGCCTCAAATTGGCAGCCGTATGCTTGTATGGTTGTGTTGGCGTCGCAAACTATGCGGGGAAAGTTGCCTCCCGTTGTGGTTGCGCTGTATCTTGTCCAAGTGGTTGTAACGGTTGCGGATACGGTGCTACCACCTACGGCTCCAATTTTAACTATCTGCGTGCCTGTGCTCACACGTAGCCAAACGCTCTGCGTGCCTTGGCCTGTAAAGCCGACTACGTTTTGCTCCAAACGTCCATCGGTAGTACCGTTGTAAACAAGCTGCCAAGCCGTAGTACCTCCAAAAGGGTCAGCTACACGCGTAGGGCTTACGGTTACTCCGTTAAGTTTAGTCCAGGAAGCACTACTAAAGTCATTGGATTGCAAAACCAAGTTCGTCCGCACCTTCTCAATGAGGCCGTTGCTGGCCACACGGGTAGCACCAGAAGCACGGGTAAAAGATAGCTGCCCGTCTGTGGTGAGGGGCTTTTGCGCGTAGATAGTGGAAGCCTTGTAACCCGAAGGAATTACTACTAGGCTGGCGAGGTCATAGAATTGGCTCATAGCAAAGTTTCAATGGCATTAATAGTGCAAGTCCGCGCCTCTACTGTTCCGCTGTCTGCGATAACGTAAGCTTCGTACGTGGCGAACAAAGAGCCGGCGTAATTGCCCGACGCTAAGGTAATTAAAAAGGTGGCGGTATTCATAAAGCGCAAGCATTAAGTTCTACGGTACCTCCGCCACGGATAACGTAGGCGTAATACTGTAAGTTTCTAGGCAGTTCGTAAGCTATCATTAATCTGAAGGAATTAGGTTGCCGTCTATAAATTCGCGGTAAGTAATACGGGTGCTCCTTTCCTGCATAGATAGGTTAACCATTTTATAGTCCACCGCACCCCAGGTAAATGTATGGTTATAGGTAAAATTACCGTCTAGTTCAATTTCGTAATACTGTTGCGTGCGGTACGCCTTGCGGGCTATTTGGTTTGCAACAATTTCTAGCAACTGGTTAAAGTCGTTACTCCACTTTACGTTGGCGTTGCCGTTGCCGGTAACGGTTGCCGCCGAGCTGTACCATCGGAACGAGCCAGGCAATACGTTCGCATTGTTTTGCACTATATCTGTGACGCTGCTTTGAAGCTCTAGCGTCGTACCCAGCACGCGGCTGGTGTTGTCGGCGATGTAAGTAACGTAGTTCGGTGCTCCGCTCATATAGTAAAACGCGGCCTGTGCTGTAAATTGCAACCCACCCACGTTACCGGTTCCGCTTACTGTAAAGTAAAACGGTTCCGAGCCAATAGCTGGCAAGTTGTTTAAGTCGTAGTTATTGATCGTTTGCGTTTCCTCAAACACCGCAGGATCGGGTGAGGGGTTCTCCGCCAAAAAGTTTACCACGTAGTCAATGGTAACCGGTGTAGTGCCCCAGGTGCTGCCGTTGTAATAGAATCCGTTGTATTTGTAAGTGAGCTTAAAAGTTATGGTGCGGTTGGTCGGAGGGTAGTTACCCGGCAGAGTGTACCGTGCTTTTAGTTCTGCCTGTACACGTACCTCGGCGGTGCCGTCGCTTACCGGGTTTCCTATTTGTAGGTTATCGTAAGTAAGGAAGGTAGCCCCCTCGTTCCAGATATACTCACTTCCTAGGTAAGGCGCAGTAATACGCACCTCGGCGGCGGCTGGCTTGTAAAGCTCTAGGCCGTCGCTGTACACTACCACGGACTGCGTGTATGTCGGTGGAGTTATCCGCACTATAAAAGCCCCTGCACTGTCGTAATTGTTATACCAGGCTGGCGTTTTAATGTGGCAGCTTCTAAATACTAGGCTTCCCTTGTCTTGGAAAAGCTGTAAGTTGAAAGCCGTGCAAATATCCTGTATTACCTGGCGGCTGCTTTTGGGCTCATTATTGGCAAATATCAAACCATCGCGGTAGGTTCCGGTAACGTACATACCGCCCTGGTTGGTAAAGCTTACTATGTTATTAGTAGGCTGGTAGTGCTCACTAATATAGAAGCCGTCCTCAAATAGGTTAATGAGCTCACAAAAGGTAAATACCTTGCCTATGGTGCTGGTAAAGTTCTTTACTTCCTGCACAGTAAAGTAGTCCGCCTTTTTGTCTAGGAATTGAAAGCCGTCGGTAGCTGTTATCTTTACGAAGCGCTTGCCATTGGTTACCTCAATTTCGCCCAGGTCGGGAGTAATAAAGCCACGCCAAACCACGTTAATACCTTCGTGTACCTCCAGCACCCAGTCGGGAGTAGAGGTAAAAAAAATGGTGCGGAAGTCGCTATAATCTGGAGCGTTGCCTATGGGAAAGAAAGACGCGGTACAGCTGCTTGGCACTATGCCTGGAAGTACGTTATCCTGTGGGCTGTAGTCAATGGACCAGTCAGCCACGCCAATTTCCAAGGGCGGCGTAAAGTCAAAGCCCTGGTAAGTTGTGCCTAGGTCAAATATCTTAAAGTCGTACCTGGCCGTCTTTGCGTAAAATACTAGCGTTTTAGCCACCCCCGCGTTGGTAATTAGTTCCGCTTCTTACGGTGGATAAAAGTAAGTCCTGCCCGCTTACGCGTCCGGTAAAGTTAAGGCCTCCATCTACACTTCCGGTCAACGGATTAAAAGTACTTCCAGTCAAACCAGGTAGACCCATTTGGCCGCCGACTACCTTAAAGATATTGCCAAGGCTTACGCCTGCCCCTATGCCCATACTCTTTAAGATAACGGAAAGGGCCAAGGCTGCGCCTGCGGTTGCTGCCAGTTGCAAAGCCATCTTTTTAAGGCCGTCTAAAAGCACTTTGAAAAAGTCCTCTCCGTTGGTAAGTGCTGCGCTAAAAGATTGCTGTAATACGTTGCCAATAGTGCCAGCGACCGTATTAATAATGCCGTTAAGGTTTTGGTACTGCGTAACCACGTCCACTATACCGGGGATAGTTTCCTCTACCGTATCCGTCCAGGTGTTTGCAAACTCTTCCAGGGCGCTAGTATCCAGCGCTTCGGCCATACGGTCGCCGTAGGTAAACCAGTAGTCCGAGCCAGCAAAAAGCTCGCTGTTTACTTCCTCTAAATAATCGGGAGCCGTTTCGTTAAAGGCTAGTAATTCACGTACCGAATCGTTGTAACGCTCCAGGTCTTGAATTGTGCTTTTAATAGCCTTGCCCTGGTCTGCGATTGCCGCGGTAGTTTCCTGGATAGGCGTTGCCTCCTTTTGCGGAAAAGCTTGTTTATAGAGCTCGGCATAGTTCGGCGCCTTGCTCATTGTGGCGCCTCCGGTAGTACCTAGCAACCCGGTAGTAAGGTCTGCCAGGCCCTTTAATCCTAAACCTGGTAAATTGTAAACGTCAATAGCAAAGTCACGGATTTCCTTCAGCTCCTTTTTAATCCATCGCAGGGAGGTTACAACGGCCGGAGCAATAGCTCTACCAAAGTCCGCCTTAAAGTCCTCCCATTCGGTAGCGAATTGGGTAACCTCTTCGGTGGCGCTTAACGTGCTGGTACCCATCTTGGCCAGTTCCTCCTTTGCGATTGCGGATACTGCTTTGGTTACGTCGCCAATAGTCGCAGCTTCCGCGCTTACGCCTCCCAGCCTTTCCTTTAATTGGATTGCGGATATGCCCAAGTTATCCAGGATAAGCGGGCTCTTACGTCCAATACCGGTTACAATAGATTGCGTAAGGAAGTCCACCTCTTGGCCAGTTTCTCGGGCGCGTGCCTGGGCAAAGGCAAAAAGGTCGCCTAGTTCCTGGATTGGGATACCGAAGTTACCGGCCTGGATTGCTTGCTGCAATAGCTTCACCTCGGATACCATACCCTTGGTGGAGGCTTTTAGCTTTTCCAGGTCTGCGGCATTGCCAAACCGTTGGAAACCTTGCTCCGCCGCTGCTAGCTGGTCGCCGAGCTTTACGGCTTCCATCGTAAAGTCCTGGATTACTCCGACGGCAAAGGTTGCGCCAATAAAGCCGCCCAGGTTTTGTATGTTCTTGGAAAAGCCCTGGAGGTCGCGGTCTAGATTACGGATACCATTGCGAAACTCCCGGGTATCTAGCCCGAGTAAAAGCCTGCTAATTATTTGGTCCGCCATCTGTTTCTTTTGCTATCTTAAAAAGCTCACGGATACCGGAGCTGTATTTTTCGTCGTCAAACCTAAAAAAGTCGGTAGGCTTTAGACCCGACCGCTTTGCGTTTCCGCTAAAGTTAGCTACCACAGTAGCCAGCCATCGCGTGCGCTTCCATTCGTCCTTTTCGCCCTCTGTGTAGGCTTCTAGTACCGCCTCCACTTGTTCGCCTGTAAGGCTTAAAGCATCGGCTTTATTTAGACCTACGCGCCCGAGTAGGAGGCCCAGTAATTTTACTGGACCTCCGTCGGGAAAAAAGGGGCGTTGAGTAACGCCGGGAGCTCGTGCATTTGGGTAGCGCCAATTTCAAGTTTAAACGCGTCAAACGTCGGACGTTCTGCTTTATCCCAATACCTTTGAGAGTAAATAAGAGCCACCGTATCGGCCAAGCCCAAGCCTTCGCTCAGGTCTGCCATTCGTTTGCCTGTCAATTCCTCAAACATTAGCGCCGCTCCCAGCGTAAACTTTAAGCCCTTTTCCATTAGATAGTAGATTTCAGCAAAGCATTAGAGCCCTGCAAGTTGAAAGTAAAGGTACCGTTATCTTTGTCCGGCTGTGAGCTAGAGAAAGAAATAAGCACGGCAGTACCGTCCAGTTTGGATTCTCCGGTAACCGGAGTAACCGTACCAGCTGCGCAAGGGGCCAAACGTACCCAAACGACAGTACCTACCAATTCGTACAGTTCGTCCGGGTTCCATTTGGTACCGTCGTCGTCGCCAAAGATAGCGGTACCCGTAGCAGTCCAGCTTTTAGCGTTCTGCGTGAAGGTGCGCCAAACTGCGTTATCCTTGCTAGTAGTTTCGCGGGTGTCGCTTGTAATTTCAAAGCTGCACTCCGTTTCATTGGCTAGACCTTTGTAGGTCGTGCCGTCGGTGCTCAATAGTACGCGAAATTCGGTACCGGAATTGGTTGCCATAGTTAGGTAGTTTTAATTGTAAAAGTAAAGTCAGCGGCCAGGATTACGGTTTCTTCGTCCTGGTTGTAAAGCGTTTGAAGGTTGGTAAGCCACGCCGAAAGGTACGCAGCATTGCCGTTCGCGGCAAGGTAGGTGCGTATGCTTTGGAGTATGGTCTGCGCACTGTCCGCGTCCGTGTGGTAAATGTAAACCTGGGCGTTCGCGTCCTGCATCTTGTAACCGTCTTTGGTTTCGGTCACGTCCACGCTGTCCAGTTGTAGAACAATATGGTTCGCCGTGGTACCCTGTGGGGCAGCCATTGCGTAGACCGGTAGCGCCTGGGCGGCTAACAAAGCGTCACGGATTATTTTAAGATAGTTCATTGGAGCGCCTGTCTTAATTTACGTCGGAAGTGGGAACGTCCTACGCGGTCAATTTTAGCCCGGCTTTGTGCGCCTTCCCTTTCCCAAGCCTTACCCATATAATCTTTGGCCTCGTAAAACTTTGAGCCAAAGAGCTGCATAAAGGGATAGGCCTGCCTGTTTTCCTTTAGAGCAGTAACTCGGGTAGGGCCTATCCAAACTCCTATTTGGTCTTTCCAAACCTTTACCCGTGCGCGGGTTATCTTAATGCTTTTCCAAAGGTTGCGACTGCCTGGCTTTTTAACGCCTGCGTAAGCTTCCTGCCGGGCTGCATTGCGTAAAGGTGCAGCCTCCGCACGCAGTTCCTTGTATAGTTCCTGTATGCGGATTTTCTCGGGTGCGTTTTTTAGCTTCGCCCGAAGCGCGTCTAGACCTTGGATACCATTTTTAGGCATTGTCTTTGAGGCGGCTTTTAATTAGTGTATACCGGCGGCGTCCTTCGGGAAGGGCGCTAATAACCTCATAACGCTGTCCGTTGTGGTCAAGCTCCCAGCTGCCCAGGACGTCGGTGCGGTAACGCACTCGCCACAGTACTACGGCGGAGCTTTGCATTTGGTCGCTGACAAAAGCCTCCGTGCCTGCCTGCTCGTTAATTACCAGCTGTGCATAGCAAGTGCCAGCGCTCGCGAAGGAACGCAGCACTTGCCCGCTGTTATTTGTGGTAACGGTGGGCGAGTAAAGGGTTATACGGCGGTCTAGTGTCAAAGCGTGTTTTTGTAACGGAAAAGCACGCGGTCAAAAAAGCGCGGGGTAGCCTGCGGCAAGTCGTCGCCGTAGTCATAGCCGTACTTTACACGCTGGTAGATAGCGTGTATAATATCTTTGGGGGTGTTCGCTCCGTATCCGGCTGCGTAAACTACCTCCAGCTTTTCCCCTTCAATGGAGGGGGTTAGTACGCCGTTAAGTAGCGTGTACTCCGTATCGGCTACGTCGTCCACCTTAACGTGCGTAATAGCACCGAGGGGCCAAAAGGGCAGAGTGTAATACTCTGCCCAGTTGGTTACCACGGTTACCGTTGCCGTACCTACGACCACCTGCGCGTAGCTCAAAGCTTCCTCACACGCTGCGTTGTAAAGGAAAGTTAAAAGGCTATCATCTGCCGAGGTATCTACTCGGCAAAAAGCTTTTACCTCTGTGAGGTTAATAGCTGCTGGGGTGTAGTTAGCGGTTGTCATTTAGATAGTTACGTCGTCTGCAATAACGAAGCTCTTTTGGCGCAAAATTGCAATGTCCATAAAGCGCTCCACGTAGATACGAACGGTTGAGCTCAACATCTCGGTGTAAGGGTCTACCAACAAAGTAGCGCCACCCCAGAATCCAATTTGCACGTCCTCAAAGTTACCGAACAACAAGCCGTAAGTATCGGGCGTGCCGCTGGTCTTTTTGCTCAAAGTGGTGCTGTAGATATTGTAACCGTTTGCAGTTTGAACTGGGTCAAGCATACCCTCAACGAGGAAGCGGCCGGAGCCAGCGTCTACCTTGGTCTTTTTCAACTTGGCGACTACGTTCGGGTGCGTAACGTATCCGAGGCGGCCGTTCAAAGCGTTGTTTGCGGCCAGCAAAGCCTCCATATCAACGAGGTCGTCATAAGAGATAGCTCCCAAAGCCAAGTCCTGCGCGGTACCGTTCAAAGCGGTATAAATACCGGTAGGCTGGTTTGAGGCTCCAGTTCCTACCAATACGGCAGCTTCTAGGCCTTGGTTAAAGGATTGGTTCAACTGATTAACCATACGAGCCTGAATACCTTGGCTGTACTCCTGTGCCAGCAACTGGTTAGATACAGCGGCAGCGATTACGGCGCGCTTTGGGCTCATCGTAATAGTTGAGAACGTCAAGTCCTGGGCAGAGGCTGCGCCGGTTTCCGTGTTCCAGTTAAGGGTATAGTTTGTGTCCTGTACAGGGAACTGTACATTTCCAACCAAATTCTCCGCTACGGAGCAAAGGCCCAGCATTGGAGTATTGGGGTACAGGAAGTCAACGTAACGCCCTGGGTCGGTGTAAACCAAGTCGCCGCCCAAGTTACCGCCGGTGCCTCCGGTTACGGTGTTGGTACGCATCTCTTTGTTAAGGAAGTCGGGCAAGTGAATAGCGCCCATCTGCGCGTCGCGGGTATCCAAGCCCAAGCGGCGACGCTCGGCCAGACCTTCCTGGTTCATCTCGGCTTCCACTCCGGTAAGCTTACCGGTGCGGGCTTCGCGAATAGCCTTAACGATGTTAAAGCGTGCCATATCGCGCTTTTGTGAGGAGCTCAACCCTCCGGCCAAGGCCGAAGCGTCCACTCCAGCTGCGGGGTTCTCCGCAGATTCTTGAATTGGGTCCATATTATTGGGGGTTAAAATTTCGGTTTGTTCGGGTTCTACCGCCTCGGCCGCCAGGGCGCTCTCCAGGCTTCGCATCGCCACAGCGGTAGAGGGGTTTGCCCCGCGCGGCGTGAGGCTAATATCGTAGATTTCGGCGACCTCTGTAATTACGCGGGTGGGCTTTTCGCCCTTCACGTTCTCCCAGCGTTCGCTTTTTACGGTGAAGGCCCAGCTGGCTTGATCCAAGTCGCCGCGCTCAATTAGGGTGCGGGCTTCCTTGCCGGTGTTCGTTTCGGGGGCGCTAAATTCAAAGTAAAGCCCTTGCTCGTCTGCGCGCAGCTCCAGCGTGCCCTTGCCTTTGTTACGGCGGGCTAGCACGTGGTCGTAGCTGTGGTTCAGAAGCGCGTGAATATCGTAGCCGTCCAAGTTGTTAAAGGCGCTGCGCTCTATGCGCTCGTTAAAAGCGCCCATATCGTAAGCCTCGTAATTGGCCGCATAGCCAAAAATAAGGCCTTCCTGTGCTCCGCCGTTAAGCGGCAGGCTCCGTATCTCCCTCTCTGTTGATTGTGCCATTATTAATATCGTTAGTGGGTGACATATGCAAAGGCTTGTTATACTCGTCGCCATCTTCAATAGGCGGCAAGCCCTCGCTCTTTCTAATTTCGTTGGCGCTAATTGCGCCTATGTTCCAGTAACTTACGTTGCGCTGGACTTGGGCCAGCATATCGCCACGCATAAGGCTCTTTAGGTCTAGCTCAAATTCCAGATTTCCAGTTACCAGTTTATTGGTAAACTCCATCTCTATCGCTTCGCAAAGCGGGCGAATACAGTCGGAAACGAATTGAGCGTTTTGCGCTTCTATGGAGCTGTTAAAGCTAGATCCCTGGAGGTGGCCTACCTTATGCGGGGGCACCTTAAAAATGCGACAGATTTCCTCCACGGAGAAACGCATACTTTCAATATACTGCGCTTCCTGCATTGAAATACTTACGGGCTTGTACTCGGCTCCGGCAGTAAGTACGGCGGTCTTACCGCTGTTCGCACCGGAGTAGCGGCGGTCAAATTGGTTGCCCAGCTCCCGCAAGCGGTCTACGTCGCGAATACTGCCGTCCAGTTGCAGGATACCCTTGGGCATCGCACCGTTGCCGTAAAAGCCGCCGAGGTGCTTATTCGCAGCCATTGCCGTTCCTATGGTTTCCTTTGCGTAGATAATAGGAGAAAGGCCGTTAATGCCGTCAATAGTCCACGCTTTGAGGTGGATTATTTGCGAAGGTTGCAGGCGCATAGTTACGCCGCCCGGTAGGTACAGGCTGTAAATAAGCGCGCCGCTGGTGGTGTCAATGGTAACAAGGTCGGTGTCTATGAGCTCCAAGGCGGTAATACGTCCGCGGCTGCGCACCGGAAGCACGTAGGCGTTACCACGCAGCAAAAGGCTGTTAATGATTGCCTGACGCCAGTAGTAGCTATTGTATGCCTCGGAGGGCTTGCGGCTTACCAGGCGGTCAAGCTCCGTGCTTACGCGGGTCTTTCCGTCCTCGTTTTCCGCGTAAAGGTGGAAGGGCAGGGAAGCGATTGTATCGCTAATAAGGCTAACGCAAGCATAGACCGTGGATACCGTAGGGGCGTTATTGCTGTTGACGTTTTCGCCCGCGTTGGTGCTGGTGCCGCCGATTAGCTGGTACAGCCAGGGCTTGGGCGAAATAATGCCGGATATACTCCGGGTTACTCGTTGTAAGAGTGAGGCCATTGCGCAAATGTTATGAATAATATCCTACCAAACCAAACTATACAAAAATAATATCTTCCGTCTGGTATACCGACGTGTTTGCCTGGGCGTTATGGACGTAGCCGGCTAGAGCTGTAATAAGCGCAGCGGTGCCGTCTATCTTATCCGGGGCGTTCTTTTTGTTAAAAGTCCAGTTATCGTTTTTGTCAATTTGCAGCGTGGTGTTACTAATATGCCAGGCCGTCACCGGGTTGCCGTCGTGGCCTATGCGCCGCTGTTGTACCAGTCGGTAGAGTAGCTTCATTGGTTCGTTAATCATAAGCACGCCCTGCCGTACCTCAAAGCAGAATTTAGCGCCAAACTTTTGGCGCACCTGGTCTATGGTTTCCGCTGCGTTCCACGGGTCAAAAAATACAGCCTCTACCGGCCACTCGTCGCAGATTTCCAATATACGGCGCACGCGGTCGGGCGTGGTGTTTACCTCACCAGGCAGCACCTCAACGTGCCCGTGCTTTTGCCAGTTACGCACCAGGTTAGGGTACTTGTTCTTTCGCTTATTCATACTGTGCTCCGTTATTTGGTAGTACTGCTTCGTGTAGAAGCGGTCGGCTCCGTCCCAAAAAAGTAGGACGTAAGCCGTCCAGTCGTTCACAGCTGCCAAGTCCACGCCGAGGTAGCACCGCCAGTTATTTAATCCTACCGGTTCCTTTGCCGCGCAGCGGTTCCAGGTGCCTAGCTCAATGTACGGCTGTGCGCTCCCTGCCCATTGGTTGAGGTGCAGCTTACGGAGAGAGAGTAGGGTAGGTTCGTCGTGCTTTGCCGTGTTGCTTAATTCTTGTAAATACTCCATCGTAACCGTTACCCCTAGGCTAGGGTTAGCCTTGGCCCATACCTCCGGGCTGTGCGGGTCTTCGGTATCGTCCGCGCCGTAAATGATTGGCAAGAAACTAGCATCTTCAATATCGCCGGCCAGCACCTTGGTAGCGTAGTCGTGCCATTTGTGGGCGAAGGTGAAGGCACCGCCGGCCGTGGTAATGGCTACCATCTGCGACGGCCGGGCAGCCATTGAGGTACGCAGCGCTTCCCACAGCTCTGGGCCTTTGTGCTCATTCCAGGCGTGTACCTCATCGCAAAGGATTAGGGAAGGGTTAGCTCCGTGGTTACTTAAGCCGTCGGAGGTAATGGTCTTTAGGAAACCCGGCTTTCCTTGTAGGTGAATTTCCCGCCGGTAGGGTATTAGCGCTTGCTTCAATACCGGGTTCATTAAAATAGTGTTGCGGACGTAGCCGAATAAGATACCGGCCTGCTCCCTGGTGGCTGCCGCGATTATTACCTGCGGGTTGCTGTTATCCTTCCAGCCTTTTAGTAGGTGGGCGATTGCCAGCATAGCAATAAAAGCGGACTTACCATTTTTACGCGGGATCTCCAGCCAAACCAAACGCTTCCCTTCGCTCCGGCGGATTAGGTCGCGCTGCCATTCCATTAACTGTACCGGGGTGCCTGCCTTTGCGTCCTCCGTAAGTACACAGTATTTCTCAATTATCTCTTCTGTCCAGGTCATAAGTCCAAGGTCATTTGATTGCTGATTTCTTTCTGCAGCTTTTCAATCATTCGCTTGGCCTGGGCCAGGGAAGCAATGGCCGGGTTTGCCCGTATGGTCATTTGGCCGCGGTCGGTGTACGCTTCAATTATTGCGCCGTGCTTTTCAATGGCGGCTTCGCAGTCCGCTTTAATTTTTAGCCACGTTTCTAGTTCGGTTTTCATAGGAAGGGGAGTTTGAGGTCGTCAAGGTCAAGTTTTTCCGAG